GGAGGTAGAACAATGACGCAAAAAGAACTAATTGACACACTTAAAATTGCCGCTGCTGAGGTTGAGTGGCGTTACCCAATGGATTATTATGTGGCTTTTGATAAAGCAATAAATCACATCAAAGCGTGGGATAAATTCAAAGAGAAGATAAACCAGTTGCAGACTTACAAGCTATTCAACAATGATAAAGAAACATATCTAAGCAAGCAAGATATTATTAATCTTGTTTTAGAATTGGAAAGAGAGGTAAACAATGAACAAACTTAAAAAATGCCACTATTGCGGCGGTGAACCAGTACAAAGCACATTCAAAGATATAAACTTGATGGGTGAGCAAGGGTACAAGTCAGCAATTAGATGCAGTATGTGTCATAATAAAGTTGAAATGTGGGCTAAATCCTATGATGATGCAGTAAATAAGTCAATATTTTATTGGAATGGAGAAAAAGATGATGGGTGAGAGCCATACAATAATTATTTGTCTTTTACATAATCTGTGAGAATCTTATTAATAAAACTTGTTAATGAGCGACAATCTTCTTTTGCTAATTGTTCTAATTTGGATTTTAATTTTTTATCCATATTAACAAGCACACCAGTTTTATCTTTTCCAATAGCCATATTATCACCTCCATGATGTGATAATACCATATATATAAGTTATAGTCAAGTTATATAACTTTTATATTGACAAAGTTATATAACTATTATATAATTATTATAGAAAGTGAGGTGATAAGTAAATGTTAAAAGGATACAAATATAGAATTTATCCAAATAAACAACAGGAAGAACAAATTCAGAAAACATTTGGTTGTTGTAGATTTGTATATAATCAAACTCTTGCTTACAGAAAAGATAAATATGAAAAAGAGAAAGAATCTATGAATAAAACGTCTTGCAATAATTACGTTAATCAAGTTCTTAAAAAAGAATATAAATGGCTTACAGAAGTAGATAAGTTTGCATTAACAAATTCAGTTTATAATATGGATTCTGCTTATCAGAAGTTTTTCAAAGAACATACTGGTTATCCAAAATTCAAAAGTAAACACAATCATTATAAATCATATACTACAAATCTTACTAACAACAATATAGAAGTTTCATTTGAGAATAACAAAATTAAACTTCCTAAACTTAAATGGGTAAAAGCAAAAGTACATCGTGAATTTATAGGAAAAATAAAATCTGCTACTATTTCACAAGAACCAAGTGGAAAATATTTTGTATCAATCCTTGTAGAAACAGAACATATTCCTATGGAATCTACTGGATGTGCAATTGGCTTTGATTTAGGCATTAAGGATTTACTTATCACTTCTGATGGAGAAAAGAAAGAAAATCCTAAACACATCAAAAAGTATGAGGATAAATTAGCAAAAGAACAACGTAAATTATCTCATAAGAAGAAAGGTAGTAACAATTGGAATAAACAGCGTATTAAAGTAGCAAGAATACATGAAAAAATTCATAATACCAGAATTGATAACTTACATAAAATCTCTCACGAATTAGTCAGCGAAAACCAAGTGATAGTAAGTGAAGATTTAGCAGTAAGCAATATGGTAAAGAATCATAATCTTGCGAAAGCAATATCTGATTGTGGATGGCATGAATTGACAAGGCAGATAAGTTATAAGTCTGAATGGAATAATCGTCAATATATTAAGATTGGTAGATTTACAAAATCAAGTCAACCTTGTCATGTATGTGGATACATCAATCCAGATACAAAAGAATTATCTGTTAGAGAATGGACTTGTCATCAATGTGGAACAGTTCATGATAGAGATATTAATGCTGCAATCAATATTCTAAATGAAGGATTAAGGATATTAAGAGAGTCAACATAATTATACTTAGTACGGCAGGAACTGTCGGAATTTACGCTTGCGGAGTTAGTAGGTTGCGAGGACATTGAAGCAAGAAGCCACGAAGCTTTAGCTTCGTTGGTAGTTCACATGTGGGGTTTAAGTCACAATATTGCGACCGAGAAAGCGGTACACTTTTGGAATGGAGAAAAAAATAATGGTTAGCAACATAGAAAAGTTTGCTATAACAATTCAAAAGAATTTTCCAAAGATTCATGAGGGATATAAGCATTGTCAATGCCCGATATGCAAAGGTATTGTAACAATAAGCAAGTGTGAATATAATGGGTTATTTTTTGCTATATGTGCAAACTGCAAAATGACTCTGAAAGGATGATCGGTATGTATATAGCTCCAAATGGTATGATTTTTGATAACTATTTTGATTCAATGGAATTTAACCGTAGGGAAATTCAAAAAGAGCTTGAAAAAATCATCGGGGAAAGAAATAAAAGTTTATGCCCGAAATGTAAAAATGTATGTTTGAAAAGCTCGGTGAAAGATGTTTTTGTTTGTAGAAGTTGCATGATGGCATTTACGCCAAAGGAGAATGATGATGAACGCAAGAATCCCAACTAAATATGATAAGTTTCTTACGTTACAACGTGAAGAAATAGCGAGAATAAATAAAATATGGCTTTTTGCGCTTCATGAAATTTACGGCTTTGGAAATGAAAGGTTAAGAAAAGTTTACGAAGAGGTTTGCAGACTTTCAGCGGAATCTTTTGATACGCCGGAAATTTGGTATTATGTTGATGAATTGTTAATTGATAGATACGATATGAACTTTTTCAAACCGGAAGATTTAAAAGAGCGCGAAAGTGCAATGGCGCAGGGACATAAGGATGCAGGAATCAAGTGGAGGAAATACTAAGTGTATAGAAAGTACAACAATAAAAAAGTCATGGTCAACGGTATAAAGTTCGACAGTAAAAAAGAAGCAGAAAGGTATAAAGACTTAAAAACGCTTGAAAGAGCCGGACACATAACAGACTTGAAAAGACAAGTCAAATATGTGCTTATTCCGGCTCAATACGAGCCGTCAGACGAGGTTTATGCCAAAGGCAAGGATAAAGGTAAGCCAAAAAAAGGACGGCTTATAGAGCGAGAATGCGCCTATTATGCAGACTTTGTTTATCGGCATAATGGTGAAATTTATGTCGAAGATACTAAGGGTATGAGAACACCGGAATACATCATTAAACGAAAGTTAATGTTGTATGTTCACGGTATCGAAATAAGGGAGTTATAAGATGCAGTTACCGATAATTGAGAGCCGAAAATGTAAAATGTGCGGTTGTGAGTTTGAAATAACCGCACAGCAAAAAAACAAACGTTACTGTGATCAGTGCAGAAAAAAACACCAATCGCAGTATCAAGCAGAATACAGGGAAGGGGAAAACAAAGAGAAACAAAAAGCAAATATGAGGGACTGGTATCGGAAACACTATAAGAAAAAAACACATTATAACATATGTGCATTTTGTGGTGAGGAGTTTCTTACTAAACAAGGCGCCGCTAAATTTTGTATACCATGCCTTGAAGAAGCAGCTGAAAAAGACAGATATTTTAGAACAATTCTTGAAAGGCGTGTGATCTGATGGATGATATATATGCACCTCAAAATAAATATGGGTATCAAGTTGATATATCACACCCAAAAATTAAGCCGTTATATGAAAGATTCAAAAAGTGGAAAGGTATAGCTAACTGGGTCCCATTATCAGACGAAGAGCGGCGTGAGTTTGAAAGTTACATTTTGAAAGGAGAAAAAAGCAATGATTAAACGAGGAGAAATATATTACATTGAACCTTCAAAGACGTTACAAACAACAGGGAGTGAGCAAAGATCTAACAGACCGGGGATTGTTGTTTCAAATAACGAAAATAATGAGCATTCATCAATAGTTGAGATTGTTTATTTGACTACTCAGCCTAAAAATTCAATGTCAACACACGTAATTATTAATAGCGCAATTAAAACGTCTATAGCTTTATGTGAACAGGTGAATACTGTTGCGGTTGAAAGATTAGCTGATTACATGGGGCAATGTTCCGAGGACGAAATAAATAAAATTGATGAAGCTTTGATGATTAGTTTAGATATTGACAAAAACGAGGAAAGAGATTCTTATGAAAAAATGCTCAGAGACACAATTGAGGATCTAAAAAAGCAGTTACAAAATAAAGAGGCTCAGTTACAAGCAAAAGAAATTGAATCCACTATCCACAAATCAAATTTTAAAGAATTGTTAAATGAATTTGTAAAAAAGGAAGGATAAAAAATGATAAGAAAAGTAAAAATAAAATTGACCCGAGAAAACATATTGTTGATAATATTATTGATTGTTTCAATAATAGTGCTGCTTATCGGGTTATCTATGGCAACAAGTAAAACATTTAACAGAGCTGAAGGAGGAATTATCGTAAACAAAAAATATATTCCAGAACGGCAAGAAAAGAAATTTAAAAAAGATGGAATGGTAATTGTTGAATATACAGATTTGCAAGTCCCTGAGTACATTTTTACAATTAAGGATGAAAAAAAATTGTCATATTCAGAGAAAAAAATAAATGTAACTCAAAGCGAGTATTTACAGTATGAGATTGGAGATTATTATTGCAAGGGGATGTAAAAATGGGAATTATCTTATTTATCTTAGGAGCCGTTTTTGGGTTTTTGACAGTATCTTTATTTAGAGCTGGGGGTGACGAATGATGTTGAATAATTATCAAAAACTACAGCAATTGAAAATTTTGAGGAATAGATTAACAAGTGAATATGATATCCCAAAAAAAGAAGCCTTGGATTTCGCTATTAAAGTTGTCGAAAAAGAGATAAACGAAGGCGAACCCTGCTTTTTTGATGCAGGGTTCAAATGTAAGATACTAATCGAAAGAGATTGTCATAATTGTAGTTTCAGGAGAACGAAAGAAGAATGGGAAAAAGACCAAAAACGTGCGAAGAAAAGACTTGAACAATTAGGGGTGACTGTTCAAAAAAGTTAAAGAAGGGAATCGTGTAATATTTAAGAGCGCAACCTTGACAAAAGAGAATAAAGCATAGTATAATATTATTGTGGAAAGATTATAATTGCATACCATACAATCAGACCACTTGACACTCCTAATGCGTGACTTATGCCACGCATTACAATGAGGAATAGCACAATGGCAGTGCAGCTGACTTTGACTCAGCCTATATAGGTTCAATCCCTGTTTCCTCAACCAACTGTTTCTTGGCATTGGGAAACCTCCTATAATTTTAGTTGGCACAGAAGCCGTCCAAAAGGGCGGTTTTTGTGCTTTTGTACATTAGAGCCTGAGATTGACGGCTTTTTCATAGGTTTTACGATTGAGGGCGTGACGTGGAAATGTGTTCCGTATATACCCGAGCCGCGTTTCCAAAAACCGAATAAATGTTCTAAATCATATTGACAAACTGTATAATTTATGATAAAATTACAGTAAGTATAATGTGGTTGAGAAGAAGCCGCACACTTGGCTACATTGTCAGTGTGTGGCTTTTTGTTTTATTGAATCGGTGGGATATAGCACAACGGTCAGTGCAGCGGGCTTTGACTCCGTTTGTGGGCGTTCAATTCGCTCTATCCCAGCCACAAAAACGAGGTGCAAAGAATGCCAATAACTAAAGAATATATCACCCTCAGCATAGAGGATATTATACCATACGAAAACAATCCGAGAATTAACGATGATGCAGTTGCAGGTGTCGTTGAGAGCATCAAGCAGTGCGGAGAGATTGACCCGATTGAGGTTGATGAAAATAACATCATTCTCAGCGGTCACACGCGCCTGAGAGCTTACGAACAACTTAAATATAAGTAAGTATCCGTCCTGAAAATAACAGGGCTTACAGAGCCGCAGAAACGCAAATACAGGTTATTAACGAACAAGACCGGAGAAGTCGCTGCTTGGGACTTTGACAAGTTGGAGCTGGAGCTTGAAGGGCTTGACTTTGACGGCTTTGATTTTGGGTTTGATGTTGACTTGCCGAGCCTTGAAGAAGATGCCCAAAAAGAAGTAGCCGAGGACGATTATGACGAAGAACCGCCAATAGAGCCAAAAGCAAAACTTGGAGATATTTATCAACTCGGAACCCACAGGCTTATATGTGGTGACAGCACCGACCCCACGGTTATTGATAGGCTTATGGATGGGGTAAAGGCTGATATGGTGTTTACTGACCCGCCATACAATATGAGCGATAATCCTAGCGGGTTTGTTTCAAATGAAATGAAATCAAAACTTGACAAAATAGTCGATTTTGACCCATACACGATTATAGATACTCTTTTTGCGATAAATACAAATAATTATTTTATTTTTACAAGTAAAGAACTTGTACCAAAATATTTTGAGATATTCAAAGAGTGGGGATTTAATATTTTGGTATGGTGTAAAGATAACCCCACACCGATGACAAACAATACCTTTCTTCCTGATGTGGAATACTTATTGTATTTTTATAAAAATGGGAGAGTATGGAATAACGGTCTTGATGTATCTGTTTATAAAAAATATTATAATTCTAATAAAATGGAAGGGCGAAAAGAGGCAGGAAACGTTCATCCGACAATTAAGCCAATAAAAATTATTGCAGATAAAGTACAAATCTGTTCAAACAAAAACGGAATTGTAGTTGATCTATTCGGCGGTAGTGGTAGCACACTAATAGCCTGTGAACAGTTAGGCAGAAAATGCTATATGTGCGAATTAGACCCACATTACATTGATGTGATTATAGACCGCTGGGAGAAATTCACAGGTCAAAAGGCAGTGAAACTATGAACATCATCACAAAACAAATCTCAGAGCTAAAGCCATACGAAAATAATCCGAAAATTCATACGGATAGTCAGATTGACAAAATTGCAAAGTCTATTGAATTGACAAAAGGATTAAGGCAGCCGATTGTAATTGACAAGAATAACGTCATTGTATGCGGTCACGGACGGTATTTGGCAGCGAAAAAACTCGGATATGATACAGTGCCTTGTGAGCTTGTTGACGACCTTACAGACGATGAAATAAGGGCGTACAGGCTTATTGATAACCGTATAGCACAAGGAGAATTTGACCTTGATCTCGAAATGCAAGAAATCGGTAATATTGATATCAACTTGTCAGATTTTGATTTTAGCGAAGTATTCAGCATTGACGAAATTGAGGAAGTCAACGGCTATGATGTGAATAATGACGATAGAGAATATTTTACAGCGGCGTTTACATTCCCAACGGCGCAGAAAGAGCAGATATTAAAGTATCTGCGTAAACACAAACAGGAAATAACGGAAGAAATCATACAGAAAGCGAGTGAATGATAATGGGATGCCGTAGTGGTAACAACTCCGGTGGAGATCTTCAAGAGAGCAATAAAAAACCATTAGGTGGTGGAGGTGGCAACGGAAACGGTAGCGAGCCTATAACAGTACAGCCATTTGCTCCAAACCCACAAAATCTTAAAGCAGCTATTGGGCGAAAAGGAGACCCTATTAGTATACAAGAAGCTGTGACAGGCGCAAACCCTTTTTACAGTACAAGAGGGGCAGAGGGCGATTTTTCAGAAAATTGTCAACGCTGTGTAATTGCTTATGAACTTAGACGTAGAGGGTATGATGTTGTTGCACTCCCGACCTATGCAGGGGATAAACTTCCTTCCGGTAATCGTTGGCGAGGTGCGTTTCGGAAAGCAAAAACTATTAATGTTGGGTCAACAAATCCAGTGACTGCACAGGTTAAGCTTGAAACACAAATGAAATCTTTTGGAAACGGGGCAAGAGGAATAGTAAGTATTCCAGGTCACGTTTTCAATGTAGAAAATGTTAGAGGAAAGATTCGTTATGTTGATGCCCAAACCAACACGATCTACAATAGTAAAAATGTATTTTCACGGCTTGGGAAAAAGGCGGCTGACGTGAAGTTAATAAGGACGGATAACCTCAGAATATCTGATAGAGCAAAGAAATCTGTAACCCCTACAACTGATACGGTACAAATGCTTATAAACAGGAAAAGATAAAAGGTGTGAAAAATTATGAATTATGCAGAATGTAAAGAAATAGCCGAAAATAAGGTTAAAATATTTAATGCAACAATAGGTAAAGCGTACAAGCTCGGTGACGATTATGTATTTGATTCGTCTGAAGAATATATCGGGATATTCCCTGTTGTTGTCAGCTCAAAAGACGGCAAATGTACAGGCCTATGGCAATATCTCAATGAAAATGATATGACTATGGACGATATGCAGGAAGTAGAACTGTAATGATCAGTTGCGGATTACAATGTATCAACTGTCCTTACCCTATACACCTTGACACATATTCAGGGTGTAGCCACGCTTGCAAATATTGCTTTGCAAACGAAAAGCTCACCATATCAAACATAAAGCCTTTGAATAATGCAAAAGCACTTAGAAGCTTTATAAATGGTCACAGAACGCTTGAAACAAAGTGGTGTGACTGGAATATCCCTATTCATTGGGGTGCTAATTCAGATCCATTTCAAGCCTGTGAAAATGAATATAAACGATCGCTTGAATGTTTACAAGTGTTTGCAGAAACAAAATATCCTTTTATTGTGTCAACGAAAAATCCAGTACTTGTAATAAAGAAACATTATTTGTCATTGTTTGATCAATGCGAATGTGTATTTCAAATATCTATGGCTTGCAGCAAGTACGATAAACTTGAAACAGGTGCGCCCAGTTATGAAAAACGGTTAAGAGCCGCAAAGATATTATCAAATCATGTTCGGCGTGTGATTGTAAGAATACAGCCGTACTTTATAGACTGCAAAAAGGATATTATTAAAGAATTACCGAGATACAAGGATGCAGGCGTATATGGGATTATTGTTGAGGGCTACAAGTCAAAGAAAAAACAAAAAGGTATGATAAAGGACGGAAGCCGTTATAAATTTCCTATGGATTTATTAGCGGTGCATTTCAAACAAATCAGGCAAGCAGCACATGATTCAGGTTTAGTCTTTTATTGTGCTGATGACGGCTTAGATCATCTTAGTGATGATTTAGATTGTTGTGGCACTCAGGGACTTGATAACTTTAAATCAAACAAATACACAATGTCATATTTAGCATACAAGCCTGAAATAGCAAATCCGACAAAAGCAATGCAAGAAAATGGCACAACAAGACCATTCCGCAGTATACGGCAATCGCAGGCGTGGGAATTTCATATTAAGGGCAAATCATTTGTTGATATGATGCAAGAGCTTGATAACGGCTATGTAGAATGGTTAAGAGATATGAAAGAAAGGTATAGCTAATGGGATGTCATAGCAAAGGGAGCAGGACATATAGCACAAAGGGTGGAAACGCAGCCGGTGGGGGGCAGGTGGAAAGCAAAGCAAAAACTTGTAGAGGTAACTCAAGAAACAAAAGCGTTGACGTTGCTCGAAGCTTCAAATTCAAAAGAAAATATAGCGGTAATTGGCAAAAATGGTGGTTGGGTATATTTTCGCAATCCTTATGGAACTATGTTTCGTTATTCTATCGATTCAAATGGTCGATATAAAAATGAAGGTAAAACATATAAAACAGACCACACACAATTACAAAATTCATTAACGGCAGCGACAAACTATGCTATTTTCGAAAAAGACGCCAAATTTAAAAAAGAAATGTTAAAGCCTGTAAAACCGGCAGTAACAGTAAAAAGTGGTGTTGCGGATTTTGAAAAACAAATTCGCAAACTTAACAAAGCTAAAACAGAAAAGTCCGCTAAAAAAATTCTAAATAATTTACAATCAACGTTTAAGGAATGGAAAAGCAAGAAAACGGGCGACAACTTTGGTAAATATGACCAGTTAGTAAGCCTTACCGAATCATCGCTTATGGGGGCTAAAAACACATATAGAGAAAAGTTTGGTAAATAAGGTGGTGACCATTTGGCAGAACTAAGGAAAAAAGGTAAATATAAAGAGTGGTTAGAGCCTGATAACCTATTGAGAATTAAAGGCTGGGCACGTGATGGATTGACCGATAAGGAAATTGCAGAGAATAAAATTGGCGTTGATGAATCCACTTTTTGCAAGTGGAAAAGCAAATATCCTTCAATAAATCAAGCGTTAAAAGAAGGGCGTGAACCTGTCGATATTACGCTTGAAGATACCTTTTATTCAAAAAAGTTGTCCGGCTATAAAGTCACTGAAACCATAAAGGAGAAAACCGTACAGCGTGACGCAAGCGGTAATGTGATAGGGACAACGGAACACGTCCGAGAGAGTGAAAGATATATTCCACCTGACACAACAGCTATGATTTTCTATCTGAAATGCAGGCTGAAAGATAAATACAACGACAAGATGAGCATATCCATTGACGATAACAACGGTATGCTGGCAGACCTGATTGACGGGTTGAAACAGAAAGAAACGGAGAGAGAAGGAAAGGAAAACTTGAAACGGCAATTATAAAAGAAGCTAAAAAGAGATATGGTTCAAATCCACCTATATCTAAATATGGTTCAAAGAATCATATTGAAAAGATAGCCGAAGCTGTTTCTGACTATTATGCAAACAAGGGCAATGCAAAGCCTTATAGTAAAACAATAGTAAAAGTAATGAAAGACATAAAAAGCGGAAAGTATAAGCCGAAAATAAGCGTATCGGAAAGAGAAATGTATGACTGAAAATAACAAATAACACAGAGGAAGCAATAGATAAGGTGGTGACCATTTGATTTATACCCCGAAACAGCTTGAACTAATGCGCCTATGGCAAAACGACGAGTTGAAAAGAATCAATCTGCTTGAAGGCTCTGTTTCAAGCGGCAAGACATGGATTTCTCTTGTTATGTGGGCGTTTCTTGTTAAGACAAGCCCCGAGGATAAAGCATATCTCATGTGTGCAAAGTCCTTAACGACCTTAAAAAGAAACTGCTTGCTTCTCTTACAGGAACTTGTGGGAGAGCGTAACTTCACATTCAGCTTATCAAGCAAAGAAGGGCAATTGTTCGGGCGCAAGGTATTTCTTGAAGGTGCGAATGACAGCAGGTCAGAATCGAAAATCCGAGGAATGACACTACAAGCGGCATACTGCGATGAGTTAACGCAATTCCCCGAGGATTTTTATACAATGCTTTTATCTCGTTTGCGGCTGCCAAACGCAAAGTTGATAGCAACAACAAACCCTGATGCGCCGTCACATTGGTTAAAAACCGACTATATCGATAGGCAAAACGAGCTTGACTTCCTTGATGTGAAATTCTTGCTTGACGATAATCCAACACTTCCCCCAGACTATGTTGAAAACCTAAAAAAAGAGTATGTCGGCGTATTTTATGAGCGTTTCATTCTCGGCAATTGGGTGGCAGCCGAAGGCTTGATATATCCGATGTATCAGCAAGTATTTGAGGAGCCGCCACTTGCAACAGATAAAGATATAGTGAACGGCAACATAGACCCGTCTAACAGCCGTTACAAGCGCGCTGAACAGTATGATTTATCTATCGACTATGGCACATTAAACGCCTTTGCTTGCTTGTTGTGGGGCAAATACGGAGATGTGTGGTATGCGATAGATAGATACTATTATTCAGGTAGAGACGAACAAAGACTAATGACGGATGATGAATATGCTGATGCAGTTGATGAGCGTTTCGGCAACTTATACGGCAGCGAATGGGACAAATTAAAGGTCATTATCGACCCGTCCGCAGCTTCTTTTATCGCCGCCCTCAGGCGAAGAAAAAGGTATCGTGTTGTGCCGGCAGACAATGCAGTCCTTGACGGAATAAGAGAAACAGCAAGTGCGTTTCAACAAGGCTTTGTAAAGGTTAATCCGTCAATCAAAGAGTTTAAGATGGAAGTTGAAGGTTATGTGTGGGATAATGATTCGGTTGAAGATAGACCGATTAAGCAGAACGATCACATTTTAGACGCATTGCGTTATCAAGTAAAAACAATGAAAATAGTCCGCAGGGGCGAAAAAAGAATGACGAGGTGATAAAATGGTATTTAAACTTAAAATCAAGAATCAGGAAATGAAGGAATACACTCAGATTTTGACCGTATTTACAGCAAATAATGACAACACAGGAGAAAAGCTATTGACGGTTGTAACGAGTGGTAAAAGTGAGTGTTACGCTATGTCAGAGGTAGAGGATTTCGAGATCATAGGTTGCGGACATTGCAAGTAATGAGGTGAAATAATGGCACAGCATGAATGGGGTGCGAATATTTTAATATTTAAATGACAAGTGGTGATAAAAATAATTACTTATCAGGATTTAGAAGTAAAGAGAAATCACGGTGCAACAGATCAAGAAATCATGCAGTTCGTCAGAGATGTTATAAAAAGTCACAAAGGGAGTAAACTGTACACTGACGGCTGGACGGCTAACGAGTACGCAAATCAACGAAATGTTAAAGCGGTAAAAAGAGAAAAACTGTACAGAGATATTGCAGGGCGGTTGACGAAAAACGAGTGGACACCGTGTCACAGAATGAAAACTAACCTTTTTGATATTTTAGCAACGGGCGAAACGTCTTATTCACTCGGTAACGGCGTAACACTGCAAGAGCCGCAAAACAAAGAAAAGCTCGGGGATGACTTTGATAAGAAACTGTATCAGGCAGGATACAATTCAATTACACAGGTAGTTGCTTATCTTTTCTGGAATTATGATCATGTTGAAATTTTTGAAAACTTGGAGTTTGCACCATTACAGGACGAGAAAACATCCTCATTACGTGCGGGTGTAAGATGGTGGCAGATTGATGATAATAAGCCGCTGAGAGCTACGCTGTACGAAGAGGATGGATATACTGAATATGTATGGCGGCTGAAAAAGGATGGTAAAATCAACGAGAACGGAGAAGTTCTGCAGCCGAAGCGAGGATATCAAATCACGGTTAGCAAGCAAGCGAACGAAGAAACAGAAATCACAAACCAACAAAACTACCCGTCATTCCCGATTGTACCGCTATGGAGTAATACAAAGCATTCCTCACAATTCAGTGGCATACAAGACACAATAGATACCATAGACGAGCTAACCAATAGCTTAAATGACGATTTAACAGAAAATCAGCTGTACTGGTTGATTCAGGGTGCAGACGGCATGGACAAATATGACCTTGCAAAGTTCCTTGATGAGCTGAGGAGCAACAAGATTGTTAATCCGGCAGAAGGTCAGACGGTGCAGCCGTACACAGTGAATATCCCTGTCACAGAAAGACAAAGCGAAATTGCAAGGCTTAAGCGGCAAGTATATGAGGACTTTCAGGGGCTTGACATTGACGAAATCAAAGGCGGCGCAGTCACAGCAACGCAAATCAAGGCGGCATATGAGCCAATGAGCCACAAAGCAGACAACTTTGAGATGTGCGTTATTGAGTGCCTACAGAGATTATTCAAGCTGATACCGGGTTTAGAGAACGAGAAACCAACGTTCACACGGTCAGCAATTATTAATCAAACCGAAATGATTCAAGCTGTAAACCAATCAGCGCAGTATATAGGAGCCCCAAGGTATATAACTAAAAAGCTTTTGACCATTTTAGGCGATGCCGATCAGTTTGATGACATAGTCGCAGAGCAGGAGCAGGCAGAAATGGAGAGAGCTGCATTGTTACAACAACAAATGCAGGCGCAAAACGAAAGTAAAGAGGATACAGAGGGCGCAGAAAAAGGAGAGAGTGAAATTGATTGATGCTGATAGATTCGGGTACGTCGCTTTAACTGGCAGAGAGTACAGGCAGTATTTAATTCAGTCAATAGAAACCATTCAAAAAATCCCCGTTGTATCCATATCTGAGATTCTGCAGGCACAGGATTTATTATTCAAATTGACAAGCGAGTTGTACAAAGTTGACGTTGACGGCGGTGATTAAATGGTAGATCAGGCGCATAACGAAACGGATTTGATAATTTATGAGGTCGAAAAGAGAATAAAGCGAGAGTTCAGACAAGCCGCCGAAGAAGCCAAAGAAAAGCTAAGAGATTACATGAAAGCCTTTGTTAAAAAAGAGAAAACGTGGAGAAAACGGCTTGAAAACGGCGAGATAACAGAAAAAGAATTTAATAATTGGCGGTATAATCAAATTTTAGGCGGCAAGCGTTGGGGTGAGTTAGTCGAGGAGCTGACAGTTGTATACCAGAACGCAAGAGAGACTGCTGAGGTTTACACGGCTGAGAAATTACCCGCTGTTTATGCTTTAAACCATGACTTCACTACATACCAAATCGAAAAGAAAGCCCAAATTGACACAGGATACAGGCTTATTGATAAGAAAACGATCGAAACGATTCTTTTTGATAACGTTGAGAACATAAAGAATGAAATTGCAAAAGAAACAGTAAAAGAAACCGCAGAAAAGACAACGAAAGAGACAGTAAAAGAAACAGCAAAGACAAGGGAAAAGATAAAAAGCACATTAAAGGGTAAAACATTACCTGAAATTGTTGAAGAAATACAAGACCCTAAAATCAATGTTTCTTTTACACTTTACGATGAACCGACCGTTAAGCGGCTAATTGTTGACAATCCCGATGTTTTACCTCCTCCCGGTAAAAAAGTATCAAAGGCTATTGCAGAAGGTAAAGCGCAACTATGGGATAAACAGCAATTACAGTCTGTTGCAACACAGAGTATTTTACAAGGTGAAAGCATGGAGCAGATCGCCGACCGATTGGCAACGGCAGTTGGAGACAGCGACATGAAAGCAGCAATACGAAACGCAAGAACGATGTACACAGGTGCAGAGAACGCAGGGCGGCAAGCGGCGGCAGAAAGAGCAACAGAAAAAGGGATAAACATCACTAAAGTGTGGGTTGCAACTCTTGATATGAGAACACGCCACACTCACAGATTACTTGACGGACAGAGAAAGCCTATTGACAAGCCTTTTACTGTAGAAGGTGATGAAATAATGTTCCCTGGTGATATGTCAGCTAAACCTGCTTTAACTTGGAATTGCCGATGCACTTATATAACGCAATTTAAAGGGCTTGAAAATGATATCAGAAATTTCGATATCAGAAACGACCCAAGAGTCAATGGCATGAGCTACGATGAATGGAAAAGCAGTCGTGAAACGTGGGCAAAGGAACAGCAACAAGAGTATAACAGGCAGAGGAAAAAAGATGAAGCTTGAAATTGAAATAAAAGATTATTCCAGTCAAGTACTTAATGAATTTAAAGAAAAACTTCAAACGGCGTTAGAAGAAGTCGGGAGACAAGCCGAGGGAAATGCAAAGCTTGAACTTAATGCAGACCCTACAAGAATTGACACTGGTCAGTTAAGAAATAGTATAACTCACAGGGTTGAAGGGGAAACTGTTAAAATTGGTACTAATCTCTTTTATGCGCCGTATGTTCATGAAGGTACTGGAATTTACGCAAAAAACGGCGCAAAGACAGGAAAAACATGGTGGGTTTTTGTTAAAGGAAGTAAATCAAGCAGCATAAAAGCGCATGGCAAAAGATACAGCAAATATCAGGCTTATCAGGTAATGCAGTATCTTAAAAATAAAGGGCTTGACGCATGGATGACTCAGGGACAGAAACCAAATAGATTTTTAGTAAATGCAATTGAAAAGCATAAGGACGAATACCCGAAAATCATAACCACGATATTGAAAAAATAATTATACAAATAGTATAAAAACACTTGACAAATAGAGAGGAATGATTTACTATTAGTATTAAACAGAATACAAAACTCTTTATACCGGTTAAATGTGATCAGTGCGGCAAAACGCTTGCGTACCGAACACCAGATCTTGCAATCGCAAGTGGTGAAATCAGCGTCAAGTGCCGTAATTGTAAGAAGTTAAAAATTCTTACAATTCAACATAAGCAGGACACAACAACAGAATATTGAGAGCTAACATCCCGAGAGGATTCGAGCCGATGAACACAAGGCAGCGTGTTTGTCGGCTCTTTTTGTATTTTGTGTAATTTCAAATGTCGAAGTACAGACACCGAAGTAAAGGAGAAATAAAAATGACACCAACAAGAAAATCGCTGAGGGCAATAGGGCTGAATGATGAGCAGATTGAAAGTGTAATTGAAATGCACACAGAAACAATTAACGCTTTGAAAGACAAGCTTGATGCCGCAGAAAGCGGCAAAGAAGCAAGCGACAAGCTTAAAGCCGATTATGAAAAACTCAAAGCGGAGTATGACGAGATCAAAAAGTCCGCCGCAGACAATGCAAAGTATAAAGAACAGTACGAAAGCACAAAGGCGGAGTATGACAAGTTTAAAACCGACACTGAAACAAAGGCGGCGAAAGCGGCGGCGGATGCGACCTTTACAAAGTGGCTGAGAGAAAATGGGTACACAGAAAAAGGTGCCGCAAAAATCGTTAAATACGGTGGGTTTACTCCCGAATTCAATAAAGACGGAACTATCAAAAACGCAGATAAGTTGTCCGAAAGCGTAAATGCTGAGTGGTCTGAGTACAAAGCTAAAGAACACGTTGAAGGTGCCAAAACAGAAACACCGCCGGCAAACACAGGCGGCACACAGGCTAAAACTAAAGAAGAAATAATGAAAATCGAAAACACAGCTGACAGGCAAAAAGCTATAGCAGAAAATCACGAGCTTTTTGGCATTTGATGTCAGCACGAAAGGAGATAAAAAATAATGGCAGTTGCAGTAGAAAATACCGTTGTTTCAACAGACCTTACAGCGGTCAGAGAAATTGACTTTGTGACACGTTTTACAAGAGAAATTTCAATTCTTAAAACTATTCTCGGCAACATCAGGACTGAAAAGCACGAACCCGGCACACAGCTCACAGCTAAGAAAGCACAGGTTACACTTAACAGCTCCGCTGTAGGTGAAGGCGAGACAATTCCGTATAATGCGGTAACATACACCGAAACTAATGTCGGTACTCTTACATGGGATAAACAGAAGATAGGCGTTACGCTTGAAGCAATCAGCAAGCACGGCTATGATGCCGCTGTACAAATGGCTGATGATGATATGCTTTACAAACTTAGGTCAAAGATTGTAACTAATTTCATGACCTTCATTCAGACAGGCACACTCACATCTGACATTGACACATACGACTTCCAGTCAAGCCTTGCAGAGGCTCAGGCTCAGGTTCAGAGCAAATGGGAGGATATGGATAAGGGCTATTCCGATATCATTGCCTTTGCAAACGTCAAGGACGCATACAGGTATCTTGGCGCAGCTCAGATCAGCACTCAAACGGCTTTTGGTATGAATTACATCGAGAACTTCCTCGGATACTCTAAGCTGTTCCTGACTTCAAAAATTCCGCAAGGCAAGATTATTGCTACACCTTCACAAAACCTTATTCTGTATTATGCAGATGCAACCGCAAACGACTTCACAAAAGCAGGTTTCCAATTCAGAACAGACGGTGAGGAAAACCTTATCGGCGTTCATGTCGAGGGTAACCACAACACCGATGTATCCGAGCTTTCAACTGTTTCAGGTATGGGTCTTTTTGCTGAGTATCTCGATGGTATTGCAGTTATCGGCATTAAAGATGTACTTCCGGCACTGAAAGTTGTATCTGCTGCAGGTTCATCCAGTGGTAAGACTGCTATTACCGTAACAGGATATACACTCGGCAGCGGCGACAGTTACAAGTACAAGGTCACTGACGATGAAATTGTTGTTCGTGCAGGTGACAGCACAGCAAGTGGCTGGACATCATGGAACGGCAGCGCAGATATTACAGCAGCAACAGGCAAGAACATCACTATTGTTGTATCTAACACAAACGCTGTTGTTGCAGCGGGTCACACAATTGTAACAGCTGCAACTTAATCATAAAGGAGTGAAACGACAATGCCGGTAAGTCTGCCGAATGAAAACACTATATTCCGTGTATGCTCATATCTGCGAAACTGGTTTGACCGAAACCAACCGCACTATTCAGGAACAGTCACAATCACAAACGGTGCACTGTCCGAAACATACGGGCTTAAAGCAGGGCAGTACTTCCGCATTGTCGGCTCGTCCATAAATGACGGTGTTTACAAATACCCTGTCACTACATTAAACGATGAAACTTTTAACGGTTCAATAATTGGTATGTCAATTCCATTACCAGTTCTTGAAATCATGAAAAAGATTGAAGCGTGGGAGACAAAGTACGCAGATGTAAACGGTGTTAATATGTCCCCATTCAACTCTGAAAGTTTCGGCGGCTATTCATACAGTAAGTCGAGCGGTGGAGCTGGGGATAGCACTAAAGACAAGTCAGGCACTTGGCAGGGTGCATTTGGCGCAGAATTGCAACCGTGGAGGAAAATATAATGGGCTTGATTGATGAATATATTGAAATGACAGGCGGATGTGTGATGCTTGACAGGCAAACGGTATCTGACGGGTATGGAGGGTACTCAATACAGTATGTTGAGGGTGCCGAGTTCGGCGCGGCTATAACGCTTGACAGCTCTATTCAAGCTAAAATTGCAGAGCAGCAAGGTGTTACAGGATTATACACTGTCACGACTTCAAAAGCATTAAATCTGCAATATCACGATGTTTTCAAGCGCAAATCGGATAATAAAATATTCCGTGTGACTTCTGACGGTGACGATAAGCACACACCGGGGTCAAGCACGCTGGATATGAGACAAGTCAGTGCAGAGGAATACACTCTGCCGACACAAAATGAATGATAGGCAAAGAGGGTGCAGATGATGATACCGATAACGCGAAAAGAAAAATATATAAACGAAATTGTCGGCGGCGGCGATACCGCACCGAAAACACCACAAACACGGGAAGAATTCTTTTTCGCTGAAATTCTCGGAGAAGTAGTTGCGCCCTCACCGATTACAAGGGTAGAAAAATACTTATCGGCTATTGCAGGGCAGTACAGCGGTGAACTGCCTGAACCCGTTACAAGAATTGAAAGATTTATTGCAAGAGCGGCAGGAATGGACGTTACTATCCCGACACCGATAACAAGAGAGGAAATGTTCTGGGCTGATTATGCGCTGATTGTTGAAAAAGAATTAAGCGGCATACCGCCGTTGACGTTTAATGCTGTTGCAGGAACACTGAAAAATTACCGCATATACGGCAACACGGTAAACGGTGAGAGCGTAGGGGACAGAACCGCGAATCTGATACAAGGTTCCATTAAAAATGCAAATATAGGCAACAATGGCAAAATAAATACTTCAAACGAGTTTATCCTGGTTTATGCGCCTGTTGTTACCGGGGAGTCTTATACCATAAGCAACAATAACGGGACAAATGTATATGCATTTTACAACGTTGTTCCTTCTACCGAAACAGAAACGTCTTACGACAACAACCGTCAGATTTTCAGTACAAGCACTATAACGGTTGTACCACCTACAACAGGCTATATTGCTGTCAGACTTGCTAATACTGCTCAGGATATTATGATTAACCCCGGCTCCACCGCCCTCCCTTACGAACCCTACGGATACAAAGTGCCTGTGACAGTTGAGGGGAAGAATTTGTTTAGCAGTCGAATAGAACAAGGATCGTTTGATGGCATAACGGGTGCACCAAATAATGTATCAACCAGAGTTCGATCACATGAAGATGATTACATTTTTTTAACGCCTGGGGTATATAGAATATCGGCAATAGGCGTCGAGCATATTGTTATAAAAGCCTATGACTTACCGGATGTTAGTGCGTTTAATTATAATTTAAGTATGCTAAACTGGGTACCTTTGTCATCAACGATTACTATAAACACGTCAGCATATTACAAATTCGCCTTTTGTAAAACCAATAACCCAATTATCACCCCGTCTGACGTTTCCAACATAATGCTCAACACCGGTTCCACCGCCCTCCCATACGAACCCTACCACGCTCCCGTAACAACTCCCATCTATCTCCCCGAACCAATCAAAATGGTAGGAGACGAAGCGGAGTATATAGACTATGCGGAGCAGAAACAGCATAGGGTGAGGAAGAATTTGTGGGATGGAGAGATTGAAAGCGGTTCTTGGATGGGTTTCAATGCTGATGATGAGCCATACAAAGTAGATTACGATATCAGATGCAGAAGTTCAAAATTAATAGCTGTAAAAAACAGCAGCGTTTATACGATATCAAATCATGAGCCATCAACAAATGTGCAGGTTATAGTACAGTATAGAGATAATAACAAAAAATTTATTAATGAATACGGATGGGCAGACTTCCCATGCACCTTTACAACTCCAAGCAACGCAGCTTTAATTGAGTTTATAATAAGAAAACCAAGTAATCTTAAAATAATGCCTGAAGATTGTGGTGACATCCAGCTCGAACTCGGTTCCACAGCTACCGAATACGAACCCTACATCGAAAACACCGACCTCGATGTAACCCTACCCGCACTGCCGGTGCTGCCGGGGACAAACACACTGACTGTCGGGACAGAAGTACAGCCGAGCAACGTGTATATCAAATATGAGGGGGAGCGATAATGGACGCAGAACAAGCAATTCACTCTTTCTGGTCATATATCACATACTCGTTGTCATATGATACCTTTGACCATCAAGTGTCAATGAACGCGAGTATATGGGATAGATCGTCATCGTGGATATATTTAACGAATAAAGCTAAAGAAATATCTCAGACTATAGGCTATGGCGGCATAGTTTTAGATACAAGCGAGGGTTATATAAAAATATATAGAAACTCACCTTTCTATAATAGAATGAGTGAGGATGAAACGCAAATCAAACGAATATTGATAAATATTCAAGCAGAATATTTTACAGTTGATTAAGAAAATGGAAAGGAGAAAAAAATGGCACGAATGTTTACAAAAGTTTCGAGTCAGGCGTTTAAAGCAATTCAGACAGATGCAGGAATGTTGCTGAATTCGTTCAATCCGTCAAACCCGACTACACCGACCGATTCACAAATCATATGCCTGACAACTGGCGGTATTAACCCGAGTTGTGCCCCGCAGTTTCAGGATTTTGCAGAGGATATCGACAATCTGCCAAACAATACCAAAGAGTTTAAAAAAATAACGGGTTATGAGTGTGGAATATCAACAACTTGCTATGATACCACACTTGATAACATCAGGCTCTCTCTTGGTGCAGCTGACATCGTTGCGTCAACATCAAAAATAGTTCCCAGAATGGACCTGAAAGGCTCCGACTTTGCCGATATTTGGTGGGTAGGAGACAGGCTTGATGGTGGATGGGTAGCAATAAGACTCATTAACGCACTGTCAACAGGTGGCTTCTCAATTCAGACATCAAAGAACGGCAAGGGTACAATCGGACTAACGCTTACCGGTCACGTTTCAGTTTCAAATCAAGATCAAGTCCCAATGGAATTTTATGTTTCTGAGGGTGACGGAGCGTATTTGTCGCTTACACCAAACATCATCACATTTGCGGCAGATGCAACAACACACGAAAACATCACAATAGCGCATAAGCCGGCAGAAAATAGCACAGTTACATTCACGTCATCCGATTCAGACGTTGTAACGGTAGATTCAAACGGAGCACTTACGGCAGTTGCGGCGGGTATTGCCTATATCACAGGTTCAACAACCGTAAGCACTACAACATATACCGATGAAGTTATTGTAAGAATCACACCTGCAAGCGATTAATCTATTATTAAAAAGGATAAGAGAAAGACAGTAGAACATTTTTATGTTTTACTGTCTTTTTTAAAAAGGAGAATAAAAAAATGAAAAACCTTGCAAATTGTTCATTGAAAGAATTCCTCACGCAGATAAACAAAATCCGCCACGAAGTCGCAGGCCTGTTTGATGCCGCAGATATAAAAAATATAAGATCAAAAATGCCGAAATTCACAGGCAAAGAGACAGAGGAAGAAAAAGCTAAAGCAATAAGAGAACAGGGCAAAAAGAATCTTTCTGAAATTCTTGACAACTGTTTTGAAAAGAACGTTGATCTAACAGTAAAAGTCATTGGGCTTTGTTGTTTCAAGAGCGAGGAAGAAGCCGAAAAGATGGAAGTGTCGGAGTTTTATGATGTCGTTTTTGAACTTCTCGGCAGTAAAAGAGTAATGGATTTTTTTACGAAGTTGGCGAGCTCGGATATTCCGAATATGGTTCTATTCTGAGGACTATTGATCTTGATAGGTTAGAAGCGTTCGGAGAGGATTATATTTCAGAATACATCCTTGACGAGTTTAAGCGGCGATCAGAAAGAAAAACACTAAACATATACATTACTGAGTGTTTAAAAATCCTGACTGAGAATACAGCAGGACTGGTACAGAACGGTAAATCCATTTCAAAAAGTTATCATGAAATCATAGACCCTCAAAAGAATAAAAAAGAAAACGCAGAAACAGCAGAACAGGTCAAAAAAAGGTTAATTAATAAATTCCGTAAAGACTTTGAAGGGAAGGAGGAAAATGAATAATGGATTTGATGGACTTGTTTATTAAGGTCGTTTTCGACAGTTCGGAGTTCGAAAACGGAGTTAAAAACATTCAGCAGACAGCCCAGAATATGGCAAATGCCACTACACAGGCAAGTAATTCATCCGCACAGGCGGCGCAAGAAGCTGCAAAGCAAACAACACAGGCAGTTGAACAAGCAACACAGGCACAAGCACAAGCCGCAGAGGATGCGGCGCAAGTGCAAGCTGAATCCGCCACAAACGCCGCAGAAGCGGCGCAAGAAGCTGCAAAAGAAACAGTTGAAGCCGCCGAAAACGCAGCACAGGCGCAAAGTGAAGCGGCTGAGAGCGCAGCACAGACACAGGCAGAGTCAGCTCAGAACGGAGCAGAAGCCGCAGAAAATGCTGCTAAAGACGTTGAAAAAGCCAACGAGGATGTATCTCAGAATATTGTTGACATCCTAAATGCAATTTTAAAGCAAAATGAAGAAATTGTAAAGAAAATAGCCAAAGAACACGAAGATGGAGCCAGCAAAACGTCTGACCATTGGAAAAAGGCGGGCGAGAAAATAAAAAACGCGTTGTCAATTGCTGCAAAAGTAGGCTTAAGCGCACTCACAGCGGCGGCGGCAGGAGTATCTGCGCTGGTTAAATCGAGTGTTGACAAGTACGGCGAGTATGAACAGTTGGTCGGCGGTATTGAAACTCTTTTTGGTTCTGCAAGTGATACAGTTGTTGAGAACGCAAAAAAAGCATTTAAAACAGCTCAAATGTCAGCTAATGACTATATGGAGCTTGCAACTTCATTCTCTGCTACTCTTATTCAGGGGCTTACTAAGAAAACAAACGAAGCCACTCAGAAGTCTGTTGAAGCAATGCAGACAGCTTTAAATAAAGAGTATGAAACACTCCAAAAATCTCAGTCCCAACAACTCAGACAGTATCAATATTATATTCAAGATAAAAATGAAGAAATTCAAAAAGGATTTGCCGCCGAACAAGAAGCTTTGCAGGAATCACAACAAAAGCAAAGAGAAGAACTTGAAAAGTCCCACGAAAAGCAGATTGAATTATATAATCAAGCAGCTTCAAAAAAGATTGAATTAATCAACAAAGAATATCTTGAAAGTCTTAAAATAATCAATAAAGAAGAGTATGACAGACTCAAAGCAATTGATAACGAGATCAAGAAAATCGAGGACGCAGAGAAAGCCGAAGCCGAAGCCGAAAAGCAAAAAACGATAGATCAGAAGCGGGGCGCGTTAGAAAGAGCCGTGCTTTTAGCTAACTCTGATGAATCGAGAAAGAAGGCGCAAAAAGAACTTGATAGGTTCAACGCCGAACAGGCAAAAGCCCAAGCAAAAGAGGAAAGGTCGCAGAGAAAAGAAAGCCTTAGAAATCAAAAAGACGATATAAAAACTGCGGCAGAAGAAAAGAG